CGGAATCGCGCGTGGTGGGCAGCGAAACCTTCGAACGGGCGACACCGATGCCGCCGCCGAAGAAGCCCTGCACGCCGTCATCGGGACCAACGTCGATCAGGCCGTTCAGCATCGCGCTGTCGACGCGGACCATGCCGCCAGACAACTCACCCAGAGCGTTCGAGAAGCTCGTCGTCTTGTTGTTCGCCTTCTTGTGCGAATATTCGGCTTCCAGACGGAAGGTGCCGAAATCGTAGCCGAAGTTGACGTCAGCATCATAGCCCGTCTTACGCGAGGTATTCGCCGTCACGCCATCCGAGAACGATGTCTGCCAGCCCTCGACCAGCATGGCGCCAATGTCCGCGCCAATGTACCAAGACTTGTCCTTGGCAAGCGACGGAGAGGCCATCACTGTCGTAGCGAGCGCCATGGCTAGGCCTAGCTTTCGCATTTTATTCCCCTTTCAACGGTAGGTCGCAGTTACTACGGCCTTGCTCTAATCCTGCCGCTTCGCAGTTGCAAGAGACACATGCGAATAGTTGCCAAAATGTCGCAATTTGTCAGCAACTGATCGGCGGCCCTGGAACCGCTCCCGCAACGAAGTCGTTAACCGCGATCAACTTGCGATAAGCCCATGGGTCCGTAGCGTCGCAAGCAGGGCGTGAACGGCCGCACGGGCCTCCGCATCAACCATGGTTCCGCCTGACGGATCGGAGATCGCGGCCTGCCTCGCTCCGATGATCCGTTCTCCTCCGACGAAATAGCCATCGCTCCGCGTGCCCTCATCGACCCAGTCCACGCCATCGAATCGCATCGCGCATCCACGGTCGGCCACCCAGGCGCACCACCCCGCCGCCGGCTGAACGAAGCGCCAGCCGGCGGCGGTCCATCCGGCGATCGCGCCATCCCGGCCGCTCCATCCATCGCTGCCGCCGGTCGCGACGATCCAGCCCTGCCCGGCCAGCGGCAGGGCTGGCGGCACGGCGAGATCGGCGCTCTGGACGACCGGCTGGCAGACCATGTCGAGCAGCAGCAACGCTTCGTTGTGCACAAGCTCCTTCTGGGCCTGGCCCGCCGCGAGCAGCGGCAGAGCAAGGCGGTCGGTATGCGTGAGGGTCATGGGTTTCTCCGTTTCCTTGCTGGGATTACGACAGCGCAAGGACCAGCGGCCGGCTCGGCCCATAGGTCCCGATCTGGCGGATCGCGAGGCGCATGGGAGCACCTGCGGCGGCAACGTCGTCGGCCGCCCGCTCGGCCGCCAAGTAGCGCCAGCTCGGTTCGCCGGTCTCGATGTCTCGCAACGCAGCATCGCCCGCCATGATCGTGAGGCGATAGGTCTCGCGCTCCTCGCCAAGCGGCGCATCGGCAAGGTCCCGCCAGGCCCAGCCCAGGCGACTACGGCGCATCCAGGCGACAATCATGTCTCCGCCTTCCATTCGTGCACGCGCGTGCACCGGCGCGGGTGGCAGGATAGCCCGCCCGTCCACCGTCCAGTCCGCCTCGGCAGGCACCATGTCGCCCGACCCGCTCGCCCGCAACGCCAGCAGCCGGCCCACGTCCCCGGCGGACGTCACAACGGCCGCCAGTCGCGCCGCCTCCAGCAGAACGAAGCGCTCGCCCGCCTCATGGTCCGCCATGGCCCATTCCGTGCCGCGCCAGCCGCGCACCAGCCGGGAGAGCCGATAGTGCCCCGGCGCGACGAGGCTGGCCTTGCCATATTGCAGCAGCTCCGCGCCCAGCGCGCAGAGATTGGCGCCGCGCATCAGTTCGCCATCGTCCGCATCGATCAGGCTGTCCGCCTCATTATCGAGCTGGATGTCGACCGTTGCGCGCAGGTCCATCCGCCACGGCAGGCCATCGCCCAGCACATCGAGCGTCGTTCCCAGAACCGCGCGCGGCGCCGTCGCGCCCAATGGCTCGGCCGTCTCGGTCTCGGCATGAAAGCGCAGCAGCGCCGCGCGCCGCCAGCCCGCCGTGGTCCCCGTCGCCGCCGCGAAGATCAGCGGCGCCTGCGCCAACCGATCGTCGGGCGCGGCCAGTTCCACCACGGCAAGGCGCGTCGGCCCCTGCACCATGTCCGCCGGCAGCACCGGCTGGCCCGGATCGCCCGCGCCGGGCAGCGGCGCCGTCCCGCCCGCCACGGCCCGCAGCGTCAGGCGCGGTGCCATATCCTGCCATTCCGCTTGCTCGACGATCCACTGCCCCGGCTCCCCCTCCACCGTCACCGCGTCACCCGCCGCCAGCTCCAGCGCGGTCCAGTCGCACGCGCGCGTCAGGCTGCGCCGCTCGGCCAGCCGTGCACGCAGCGCCCGATCCGCCAGCCCGCGCGCCGCATCGGCGGAGATAGCCGCCGGCAACCCCAGTTCCTCGCTCCGCTGGCCCGGCCCCGGCCGCTCAGCCGACTGCGCACCGATCTGATAATCCCGCGCCGGGTCGAAATGCCGGACGGAAAGGCGCACCGGCACAGCGTCGAGCGGCAGGCGCCGTTTCTCGCCGGGCTGCTCCGCTTCCCCGTCTATGGCGCGCACTTCCCGGCCCGCCGCCAGCACATGTCCCGCCGCCCGGCGCCCAACAAGCCGCACCTCCGCTCCCTCGCCGCGCCAGCGCAGTCCATGCGCCTCGATCAGCGGGTCGATCGCTTCGCCCAGATCGCTGCCGTCGGCGGCATAGCCTTTAACATCCGGCTCCGCGTCGCCCAGAAAGGCCACGTCCCGGCCCATCAGGTCTCCCGCGATGGCGCTCACCGGCACACTCCCCTCGTCCGCGATCACTTCCACCGTCAGCGAGGGGATGCGGTTGCCGAAGTCCGCCAGTTGCAACGCTTCCAGCACGATATAGGCCAAGCCCCGAAAGGCGGGCGCCTGCGCCATGCCCACCGCCGCCGCAATCAGCGGATCGACCGCCTGTCCCGCCGCACCATCATGGATGCGGCAGGCCGCCACCGGCGTCTTGAAATCCCCCGCCGCTCCCCGCAGCAGGTTGCCGTCCGCCCAGATGCGCCCGATGCCCCGGATGGGCCGCGAAGAGAGCGCCACAGCCAGGCTCGCCGCATAGCTGTAGCTCGTCACGCTCGGCTGGCCCTTGCCGCCGCCGCTGGTCGACGTCGCCTCTTCCAGGTCCGTCGCCCAGATCACCGTTCCGGCCACGCGCATTCGCCCGTAGAGGCGCGGGATCTGAGCGCCATAGCGCGATGTCTGCACGCTGAGGTCGGTCAGGCGCGGGCCGGTCCGTGGGCCGGGCTTGAAGATAAGCGCATCGGCCGCCTGTCCCGCCAGCGCGCCGATCGCGCCGCCAATGGGCCCGCCCAGCACCGTGCCGATGGCCGTGAACACCAGGGTCGCCATGTCAGTCGCTCTCCATTTCGGCGGCACGCCACAGGCCCAGCACCGGCCAGGGCGCCGGCGGCGGCATCAGCACCACGCGGCCCAGCCCGGCGTGGGCATGCACATGGCCCGCCGCCGCACGGATCATGAGATGAAGCTGCATCGGCCCGCTCTGCGTCAGCAGCACGTCGCCGGATCGTTCCCCCTCCACCGGCACGAGCCCGGCGGCCTGCAGCCGCGCCTCCGCTCGCGCCTGCCCTGTACCGCGCAGACCGTAACCGGGCGGCTCGGTCACGCGCACCCCCGCGCGCGCCAGCGCCGTCAGCACCAGTCCCACACAGTCGAGCCCCGTCGCCGGCACCCGCCCGCGCAAGCGGAAGGGCACGCCGACCAGCGCCAGAGCCTCCGCCGCGATGCGGTCTCCCATCGTCATGGCTCAGTTCCCCGGATAGCGGGTCAAGAGGTCCATGCCCGGCAGGAAGGGCTCGCCGCGAAAATTGACGGCATTGCCAAAGCGCGCCGAACAGGTGGCGAGCCGCTTGTCGCAGTCCTGCGTCAGCAGCGCCCGCGCGCCGGCCGTCACAGGGAGCGGCGGCGGCTCGGCAAGGATCAGCGCGTCTCCGCTCTGGTCGACGATCATCTGGCCGATGCCCGCGCACGCGCCGGCCAGCCAGCGCAGCGTGCCGAAGGGGTAGCGCCCCGCCTCCAGTCCCGCGAAGCGCGCCGTATCGCCGTCAATCTCCGCCAGCGCCGCCACTCGCTGCAAGGGCCGCAGGTCCACCGTACATGCCTTGTCGCCCAGCCGCGCGCGGCAGGTCGGGCTCGTCGCGGGCGCCGCCGGCCGGGCAAGCAGCGCACCCAGCCCCTGCAACGCCACGCTGTAGCCCGCCCCACTCTGCGCGATGCTCCCGAGCGTGCCGCGTGCCAGTTCCAGCCACAGCACGCCGGGCTCGGTCCATTCCGTCAGGTACAGCATCGCCGCTGCCCCGTCCCAGCGCCCCGCATCCAGGTCCACCGCGCTGATCGCCGCACTGCTGATCGCGCCCTGCACCTCGGTCAGGTCGGCCCTCGGGTCGCCGCCGCGCAACACCGCACTCGGCGTGATACCCGGCGCCGGCGCGTAGGCAAGTCCGCCAATTTCCAGCAGCCGGTCATGACTGGTGAGGCCAATGGTCACGCCGTCGCGCCGCTCCAGCCGCCAGCAGAAGGCAAAAGCGCAGAGGTCCTGCGCCAATATCGCCGCCGCCCCGCTCATTCGCGGATCTCCACCAGCGGCACGGAGGGCACCACTCCCGCCGCGAAGGTCTCCCGGTCGATCTCCAGCCGGTCCTCGGCAAAACGCACCGGCACGTCGAAGGCAAAACCCGCGCTCACCACCACGCCCGCGCCCGGCGGCGTTTCGAAGACGATGGCGCCATGCTCCTCATGGCTCCAGCCGCTCGCC